ATCGCCAACCTGGTAGCTGTGTTTCGAGAGTGCAAGCGGATACTCAGGGATGACGGCACGCTGTGGGTAAATATTGGGGATAGTTATGCGAGCATGAAGTCGCGCTATAACCAGAAAGCACAAAGTTTGAACGGTGGCAAGCCGCAGGATAACGAGTTTCATGGCAATAAAACAGACTTATATCACCATCCAGAGTTGGGACTAAAGGATAAAGACCTCATCGGCATACCCTGGATGTTAGCCTTCGCCTTACGAGCTGACGGCTGGTACTTGCGGCAGGATATTATCTGGTGCTTGTCGGGCGGTGCGTATGTTTACGCCAAGACCCAAAAGGGTGTTCTGCCCATGATGGTTCGTGATATTTACCGATTGAATCCAACAACCGTCAAATTGTGGAATGGTGAAAAGTGGACGCAATTATTGGGGATAAACAAGTCTCACCGGAGGGGCGATGAGCTGGAGATCGTACTTAGAAGCGGCGAGCGTATATCCTGTACGCCGACACATAAATTTCCAACCGACAGGGGATTATTGATGGCCTCAGAATTAAAGGTGGGCGACAAACTTATCCGCACACAACTTCCAGACAATGAATATCCCCGCGATTGCGCAATAGACACCGATGCCGCCTGGTTTGCGGGTCTTTACTTGGCGGAGGGATCGCGGTCAGATGACTGCATACAGATAGCCGGACACTCAAAAGAGGTTGAGCGGCTAGACCGCGTTCAAAGAATTGCCAAAAAATACGGCGGTTCGGCTACCTACACAATCACCGGAAACATGATGAATATACGGGTTTATGGGTGCGTCCTGATTGCCATTCTTGATGAATTAGTAACGGGTAGAACGGCAAAGGATAAGGGGTTTGCGCCGGCAGTCTGGAAATACAGCAATGAATTTATCGCCTCAATGATAGATGGTTATTTGTCTGGCGACGGCCACTTTGACGGCAAAAGATGGCGGCTGGGATTTACTAGAAATTACAACCTTGAGCGAGATTTGAGAACGGCTTGCGCCAGATTGGGCTATCACCTGATTTTGAATTTATCAACCGTTAAATACAACGGGAAAGATGTGCCAACATTTAGGGGCGAACTGCGCAAACAGAGATCGGGACATCGCAACGAAAAAAACGAAGCGGAAATAGTAGAGATACGTCGATCAAGGTGTAGGGAAGTCTATGATCTTGGCGTAGAGGATGAGCCGCATTTATTTGCGCTTGCATCTGGAATATTGACGCACAACTCTAAGCCGAATCCGATGCCAGAGAGCGTGAAAGACAGGTGTACGAAGTCGCACGAGTACATCTTCCTGCTGAGCAAGTCAGCGCGGTATTACTACGACAATGAGGCGGTGAAAGAGCCTGTATCACAAGCAAGTTTGAACCGAGCGGAATATGGATGGGATTGCGATAGACCATCCACAAAAAACGGAAGCATGGGTGGTGAAGGCATTCACACAGAGCGAATGGGTAGCCGATTTGTAGATCCATCAGGGCGCAACAAGCGTGACGTCTGGACTGTCACGACCAAGCCGTACAAGGGCGCGCATTATGCCACATACCCACCGGATTTGATCACGCCTTGCATACTGGCAGGCGCGCCGGAAACGTGCTGTGCCAAGTGCGGCGCACCTTATGAACGAGTGGTTGAGCGGGACCGCAAGGCAAGAAACGAGTTGCCAAAAGATGACCCAAGATATAGACCAAACACTTATCACGGAAGCTATGAAAACATAAATGGCAAAGGTGATGCTGGTTATACGTTCACACAAACACTCGGCTTTCAGCCCACCTGCACCTGCAACGCTGGCACGTCAAGCGGCATTGTGTTTGACCCGTTCGTTGGGAGCGGGACAACGGTTGCAACAGCAATCAAGCTGGGGAGAAAAGGAATCGGGATTGACCTAAACATAAAATACTTGACGGAAAACGCAAGACAAAGGATTGCCGATGCGCAGAAACAGCCGAGGCTATTGTGATGCGACTTTGGGATACACAAGCTAGATTGAAAAAGGATAAATCTTTGGCGGCGGCTGTGGTGGGAACACGCGAATCGGCAGCATAACTCGATGGCGTCTATCATAACGACGAACAGGGAAATCCAGAAATTATGCTAATCAGGCTCAAATCCTGACCGCCAAACTTGCTGTCATATTCGCGATTTACTGTTCTGCTGTGAGAAATCAGCTATTGGAGATAGAAACCCCTTAACGGTATGATGGCTTTCGCTTTACTGCCCCGCTCGCGGGTACAAGTCCGTATGGATAGGGACTTTCACGGCGGGGCGGTAGCGTTTAAGTAACGGTTGCTTCCAATTCCTTGCCAAACGCAGGGAGTTTTTATTATAATGGCATAGTACCATAGGAGGATACTATGCCTTTTGCAGTTAAGTATGACCGAAAGCTGAAAAAATGGGTAACTTATAATAAAGTTACCGGAAAAATCAAGGGGAAATTCGACAGCGAAGAAAAAGCGAGGGCTCAACTCGGCATTTTGAAACAATGGGAAGATGAAAATGGCGAGAAAAAAGCCTGAAATTCCGGTCGAGGAAGATTTTACCAGCTTTCTTCCCGGCTATGATAATAAAATTGTCCCCTTTTCTGTCTCGTATTTGGATTGGCTGGATACTTGTGGTTTTCATGTAAATCAAACTTGGGATAGCGAGAAGGATACTTGGGGTGCATCGGGTAAAATTATCTTGGCTGACCACCAACGGCGCATTTTATCCTATTCTTTGGCGTATGATGAGAACACTGGCAGGTTTCCATACACTACTGTCCTGTATTCCTGTATCAAAAAGAGTGGAAAGACCGCTCTCGCTGCGTCCGTTGGCGCTTGGTATTCTGAACAAGCCCCTCCGGGTTCTGAAATCTATGTTTTAGCGAATGACTTGGAACAGGCAGAGGGGCGTATTATGAAAGATATAAAATTCCACGCCCTGCGAAGGGGATGGGACGTAACTCAATACAAAATTGAACTGCCTAATGGTACAACCATACAATCTTTGGCTCAGTCCTACAAGTCGGTGGCGGGGGCAAGACACGCTTTGACCCTGTTTGATGAGTTGTGGGGAATTCAACAGGAGAATACTCGGCGTACTTACGAAGAAATGACTCCAATCTCCACAATTCCCCACTCTCTGCGTTTTATTGCTACTTATGCCGGTTATATCAATGAAAGTGACCTGCTGTGGGACTTATATAGTACCGGAGTTGGCGAGGATGAGTATGAGGGTGGACAGGGACAGACTATTCCAGAACTGGCAGACCTGCCGTGCTGGAAAACGGAACACCAATTTACCTATTGGGATAGCGAACCCCGCCTTCCGTGGCAGACAGAGCAGTATTATCGCGAACAGAGGGCAACCCTGCGTCCGGCTGCCTATCTGCGGTTGCATGAAAATCAGTGGGTAACATCAAAGGAAAGTTTTATTGCTCCCGAAGTATGGGATGCAGCGTGCGATTCTCCGAATTCATCCCTGCTTTGGAAAGACCACCCCATGCGGTTATACCCTGTAATAATTGGGGTGGATGGTTCAATCAATCATGACTGTACGGTGGTGGTTGGGGTCGTCTATGAGCCGAAGGATGGCTCAATTCATGAGTTGTTCCACAAGATTTGGACTCCGACCAAAGACTCTCCGATGGATTTTGATGTTACCATCGAAAGTTTCCTGCTGGAAATGAGTCGCTGGTACAAGATATTGGAAGTTACGTATGATCCTGCACACATTCACCAGACAATGACACGGCTCAAACAGAGGGGATTGCCCTGTGAACCATTGATGCAGACAACCGGTAACATGACCAGGGTCGGACAAAACTTGTATGACCTGCTGGTTAGCCGAAAGTTTCATACTTATAAAGATGACGAAGCCAGACAGCATGTATTGAATACCGTAGCACAGGCAGACCCAAATGGGTTTCGTCTGGTAAAATCAACCAGCAATAATCGTGTCCATAAACCGGTGGATTATACGATTGCTTTGGCGATGGCAGCTTACCGAGCCGTAAGTCACGGCGGGGTTGAGTTTGAGCCAATCTATATTTCTGCTCCCTTTGCGGATATGAATTCGTGGCGGGAGAAGAAAAATGTGCCTTGGATGTTCTCGGAGGACTGATGGAAAATACTGACCTTGGAAGTGTCTTATATCGAATTGACTTGGCTCGTGCTTTTACGAAGGGCTGGCATGAAAACATCAAGAGATGGCGAAAGCTCTACAATTTCGACCACTACTTTGACCAGCGCCCTGCCCTGCCCCATGAAAGCCGATATGCCGACCCGACCTTTACCAATACCGTAGACTTGGCAGTTGGCATCTTTATTGCCAACGAAATGATTTGGAAGGCAAGCTCGTGGAAACCTACCGCTCAGATGGACAGAGTAACCAGCGCAGCCGAGAAGTATCTGGCTGGTCTGGTGGACGTGAACTCAGACCGGAACGGCTATGACATTCGGTATGAGGTTGATACGCACTTCGTCCGGGATGGTGGTGCTGTTCTCTATACTGTGTGGGATGGAGCGATTGCCAAGCGTACTATCAGCACGGAAACCTTCTTCGACTATGATGGGAATGAATATACTGCTCCTGTCTATTCTGAACCACCCCTGCGGGTGCAGGTGATTGACCCACTCAACATTCTGCTTCTGCCGGGAGGTACTGGACGGTGGGCAGTCATGGCACGAACTGAGTTGAAGTCCGTGTTTGACGTGGAGACAATGTTCGCTGTGGAGCTAAAAGAGTTCAAGCACCTTGACTTCAACGCCAAACTGAACCTCAAACACGACCTGGTGGACTATTGGGAAATCAAGATACAGCCGGATGGCGCAGAAGTCTTGCAACACGCGATTGTCTACGCCGGGAACTTTGTTCCTGATTATGAGTTGAAGGTCGTGGAAGGCTATGCCGAGTTCCCCTTCGCTGTCAGTTTCTACAAACCGACAGACCGGATGGATTCGAGGTCATGGCAGAGTATCCTGACCCCACTGGAAACTCCGGTGCTGGAACTGGAAAAGTCAATCAATCGCAGACAACGCCAGATTGATATGTTCTCGTCTCTCCCATTGGTGGCAAAGACTAATCAGGGCAGGCAGATTGCTCTTGACCCTGGGCTTGGAAATATTGTAAACTTGTCTCTGGATGAAGACTTCGGTTTTCCACAGTGGACAGGCAACCCGCCTGATGTAGAACGGCAGATTGAATTCTTCCGCTCTCGTGTCCAACAGTCAGGGTTTTCAGACGTAATGTATGGGGGTGGAGCAAGCGATGTCTCCGGTTATGCTCTGTCCCAGCTTGGCGACCAGAACCGTATCCGCTTGGAGCAACCCCTTCTGCATCTGGAAACTTTGTGGAGTTGGTGGGCAAAACAGGCGACGCACCTGACTGAATATTTCTCCGGCTCTGCGGTTCTGCGGGTGTATGGGAAATCCAAAGGTGTCGTATTCTCATCTGAAATCAAGGGCGAGGATTTGCGGGGTCTGCATGTTGTTTGCGAAATCAAACCTGAGTTCCCGAATGAGCAGGTGCGGAAACATGCGATGGCTTCCCAGGTGCGGGGTCTGTTATCCGAATTTACCATCATGCAGAATTACTTGGGTATCCAGCAACCGGATGAGGAACGTCTGCGAAAGTTGCAGGAATCCGCCGAAACGAATCCGATTGCCGTACAGTACGGAATGATGAACGCTCTCATGGAAATGGCAAAGGCAGGAGATACCGTAGCCGAGAAAATTCTGCAAACGCTCCAACAACAGATTGTCGGACAGGCGGGACGACCAGAAGAACCCCCCAATCCGAGCGAGTCTCTCGGTGTCGAAAAAGAGTCAGCCTCTCGCGGCGGTCTAAATCG